ACATTGCAATTGGATTATAAATCTTGCGAAATGATGGCAAGAGAATTATATGCCAAATGTGTTGCACAATGGCCAGAACGGTGTTATAATATAGAAGTATCCGAAGATGGTGAAAATGGTTGTAGACTTATTTTTGAGGAATAATAATGGCTAAGTTATTTTATATGGGATTGGAACCCTATGAAGGTCGATATACATTGCAATTAGAGCAATGGAATGAAGCGGCATTTAAACGTCGAGGTATTGACTATGAGATTATTCGAGGCGAGACTTTGGATAACGATAAAGCAATTGTAACAGGACAAGTCCTTGATGCACATGGTCGTAGTTATTATTCTTTAACACAGATGGCAAATCTTATTAAGAAGATGAAAGCGGGTGAAATTGGATTCGAAGATAAAATTTTCTTCGAGGATATGTTTACTCCTGGTATTGAATCTTTGCCTTATATTATGGATCAGGTAGAATGGGATTATAGACCGCAGGTTTATGTTCGTTGTCTCGCACAAACTATTGACCCCGATGATTTCCTTCATGTCCATATGATGAATCGATGGATGGCACTATATGAAAAGATGACTGTAGAGTTTGCTACTGTTCTTGCCTCAAATGAAGAGATGGTTGCCCACATGAAAATTGCAGGTTGGGAAGCACCAATCTATAATATTTCTGGCTTAGCATTTGATGCAGATGAAGTGCGAAGTAGAGTAACTGGAATTAAATCATTCAATGAACGCAAACGTCGTGTGGTTTTTGCTGCAAGGTTCGATCAAGAAAAACAACCTGGCTTCTTTATGGACTTGATTGAAGAGTATAGCAAAAACAATCCAGATGTAGAGTTTGCAGTATTGTCAGGCGGACCTTTACGAAGCAACGACGAACAATATCTTGACCGAGCAAAAGAATTAGAAAAGACACACAACTTTAAGATTTACGAAAACCTTAAAAAGAATGAATACTATTCCTTGCTTGCAGATTCAAGAGTATTATTTAATTGTGCTTTACAAGATTGGGTTAGCAACACAGCGTCAGAAGCAGATGCTTTAGGTACAAATTGTTTGTATCCTGCATATCGTTCATTCCCCGAAACATTTGCTAATGATAGCGAGTGTTTGTATATCCCTTGGTCTATGGAAGATGCTATTGCGAAATTAGATCGTTTAATGGTAACACCTAGAAAAAGAATGGGTGAATTATCTAAATGGACATCTGGTACTATTGATAGATGTTTAGACATTATGTTCACAGATATGAATAACGATTCAGCTGCTCCTTGGTACAGAGGTAATTATGATTACAGAAACTTCACAAAAGAATCAAAATATTAAAACAGTTGTAGTTACAGGTGCCGCAGGTTTTATTGGCGGCGCTATTTGTATTGAACTAAAGAAACAGGGTTATCGGGTTATCGGCATTGATCGCAGAAAACAAGACCATCTAATACCATATTATGATATGTTCATACAAGATGACTTTATTAGTTATGGATCATTCAATGTAATTAATCATTCTAAACCACATGCAGTAATTCATTGTGCAGGTACAAGTTTAGTTGGCCCTAGTGTAATTGATCCTGCAGAATATTATGATAATAATGTTTCTAAGACATCTCAGTATCTAAGACATATTAAAGACAATTCACCTGCTACTAAATTTATCTTTAGTAGCAGCGCATCTGTTTATGGTTCTCCTGATAGTGCTGTAGTATTTGAGGGTTCAAAAACAGAACCTATTTCTCCATATGGAGAATCTAAACTAATGACAGAAAAAATGTTATATTGGTTTAATAAATCATATGGTATGGATTATGTAGCATTTAGATATTTCAATGCTTGTGGCGCAGTCGAAGGCGGGCTACATGGACAAGAACCAGATGCTACACATATCTTTGCTAGAATTTTTGAGGCTGCTATAACTGGTAATGATTTTACATTAAATGGTGCAACCTTTCCCACAGCTGATGGAACTTGTGTTAGAGATTACATTCATGTTACCGATATTGCCAAAGCACACATCTTAGCTATTGAGGAAAATATCAAAGGGATATATAATATAGGATCAGTAAAAGGTTATTCTAATTTAGAAATTTTTAACAAGGTTGAAGATTTTTTGATAGAAGAAGAACTGATTCATTTCGGAATGGTTATGCATATTGAAAAACCCAGAGACGGCGACCCTGCAATGTTGGTTGCTAATTCTGACAAATTAAAAAATGAATCTTCTTGGAAGCCAGAGAAAGATATTGACTCAATCATTAATGATTTAAACAGTTGGTATCAATCTAAGACATTCAAGCAATTAACAAAGAGGTCTCCGGCATTCACCCCTCTCTAAATATTCTGCATGTCATCAAACTTACTCAAGGAGGCAAGAGATGGCAAAATATATCTCAACAAAAACTTATAAACAAATAGGACCCGTAGCATACAGACAATGGAGAGCAGATAGTCACTGCAATCTAATTCATGGTTATGCTTTATCTTTTCATTTTGAATTCGAGTGTGATACTTTAGATGCTCGCAATTGGTGCATGGATTTTGGTGGATTGAAAGATCTAAAAAATAATCTAGAAGATTGGTTTGACCATACATTGCTTGTAGCACAAGATGATCCTAAGCGTGAAGAACTATTGCACTTAGGTAAAATTGGTCTTGCTAAAATTACAGAAGTTGAAAAGACAGGCTGTGAAGGTATTGCAGACTTTTTATATGAATATGTAAATACAATCTATTTGCCAATGTATGGTAAAACAGAAGCAGAACGTATCTGGTGTTGTAAAGTGGAAGTTCGTGAAACAGATTCAAATATGGCAATGCGAGTGGGACACAGAGAGGATAATGAGTTTGTGGATTCAAAATAAAGATGGTACGATAAAACTTCCTTTCGAGGAAGGATTGCTTGAATGGTTACAGAAACAGTATCCATATTCTAAATATCATATAGTGGAGTTACATAATGAAATGGCTTTTGAATTTTCTAGAGAAGCATGATCGCAAACGAATCATCATGGATCGTATTAACGATCAGCCATATCTAGAAAGATACTATTTATTCTTGAAGGATAGGAAGAAGTTTCCATTTAACATCTTCCTACATAAATTTTTAAAGAGTGATCCAGATGATGTTCATGATCATCCATGGCCCTATGC